TATTGAATGTGTGCGTAGTTCAACTCCTGAAGTTTGTCGGGATAAAATCAAAGAAACTCTTAAATTGGTTTTAGAGTCTGATGAAAATAATGTTATAAATTATATTGATGATTTTCGTGATAAGTTTAGTAATTTAGATGTTAGTCAAGTTTCTTTTCCAAGAAGTGTTAATGGTTTAGATAAATATTTTGATTCGGTTCATGGCTATAAGAAGGGAACTCCTATTCAAGTCAAGGGCTGTTTAATGTTCAATGGTTTAGTTAAAGAGAAAAAGTTGCAAAACAAGTATCCTTTAATTGGTAACGGGGAAAAAATAAAGTTTGTATATTTGAAAGAACCAAACCCAATTTCAGAAAAAGTTATTGGTTTTATGGATATACTTCCAGAAGAATTTGGTTTAGACAAGTACATTGATTATAATACACAATTCGATAAAGCTTACTTAGAACCAATTAAGACTGTATTGGATGCAGTTGGTTGGAATCATGAACGAGTAGGTAGTTTAGAGGGGTTTTTTGGGTAAAAGTTATGAGAGTACATGAATTAGCTAAAGAGTATGGAATTAAGTCAACTGAATTTGTAGATGTGATACAAAGTTTTGGGTTTGATATTAAAAGTCATTTGAGTTCTTTGGATGATGCTCAAGTATCTGATATTAGATATAAAATGTCATTAAAAGATAAGGTAGAAACCCCAGAAGTAAATGAATGGGTATCTTCGCCACTTCCTCCAGAGGGTTTTGATGGTGGTGATGAATCTGCTGAGTTGTTAGAAAGAGCCAGAGCATCTGTAGATGGTTTAGTGGAAAAAACAGATTCTTTAAAGGATCGAACTAATGAAATGATAGTAAAAGAAAAGGAAAAGGAACAAATTGAAGAAAAATTGAATGAAGTTAGAGAAAGACAGTTTGCTGAAGTATCTCGACCTAAAGGTTTTTTTGGTTGGATAGCCAGTTTATTTAGTTAATGTTAGATAATTCAGCAGTTGAAGTATTAGATGACACCTCATATGACAGGGCAAATCCTGGCATGTGGGGTGTGTTTGTTGGTGGTGAGGATTGGAAATTGGGTAGGTTTATTTGTACGTATTGTTTTAGGATCGTTGAGGCAAAGTTTCCAAGATATTTCAAAGTTTTGGATAAAATTCATGATATTGACGATCCAGTTTTGAGTAAATGGAGATCACCTTGTTGTGCAGAAAAGATAGAGAGGGTAGATTAGATGTCGGATTTTTTAAATAGTTTAATTAAACAGGTAGATGATGAGTATACTACAGTAGTTGCAGATAGAAAATCTTCAGCTGAGTTTAGTGGTACTATTGATACAGGTTCCTATGCACTTAATGCCCTGTTTTCAGGTTCTATTTTTGGTGGGGTTTCCAATAACAAAATTACTGCTCTGGCGGGTGAGAGTGCAACAGGTAAAACATACTTTGCACTTGGTTTGGTTCGTAGGTTTTTAGAAACTCATGAGAATGGGATAGTTGTATATTTCGATACAGAGTCAGCTGTTACTGCAGATATGATGGAACAGAGGCAGATTGATACAGCTAGGGTGATTAAATCTGAACCAGATACTATACAGAAATTTCGTAATGTAGCTATCAGTATGTTAGATCATTTCATTACACAAGATGAAGAAGAAAATATACCTATGATGATGGTATTGGACAGTTTAGGTCAATTATCATCAACTAAAGAAATTGAAGATAGTACAAGTGGTGTTGAAACCAGAGATATGACTAAAGCACAACTGTTAAAAGCTACTTTTAGAGTATTAAATTTGAAGATGGCCAAGGCTGGTGTTCCTCTGATTGTTTGTAATCATACATATGATGTTGTTGGTTCGTATGTTCCAATGAAAGAAATGTCAGGTGGTTCTGGTCTAAAATATTCTGCTTCTACTATTGCCTTCTTAACCAAGAAAAAAGAGAGAGATGGTACAGAAGTTGTAGGTAATGTGATTAAGGTGAGGATGCAAAAGTCCAGATTATCCAGAGAAAATAAAGATATAGAAGTACTTTTGACATATGACAAGGGGTTAGACAGATATTATGGGATGATTGATTTTGCAATTGAGGCTAGTTTGTTTAAGAAAGCGGGTAATCGAATTGAATTACCAGATGGAAGTAAACAGTATGCTAAGACTATATATGGTGATCCAGAAAAATATTTCACCAATGATATTATGGAAAAAATTGAGGAATATGTTGCAAAAGAATATACATACGGTGGTATGCCAGAGGAAATATTTTTAGATGAGGATAGAACAGACAATTCTGAAAAATCTGATATATAATGAGGATTATTCGCGAAGAGTTTTACCATTTCTTAAACCAGATTATTTTACAGATAGTACTGAACAGGCTGTATTTAAAATCATAGATGAATTTATAAGAGAATATAATTCAATGCCCAGTAGTGAGGTCTTGGGCATTGAATTATCCAAATATACCAAATTTACAGAAACACAATATAATGACTCCTTAGAATTATTGAAAACTTTTGAAGATAACAAAGAGAATGTTGCAGATGAAGATTGGTTACTTAATAGTAGTGAGAAATTTTGTAAAGATCAGGCACTATATATTGCTTTAATGAATTCAGTTGAATTGTTAGATGAATATAAGGGAAATAAGGACTTGGGAGAAATACCTAAGATAATGCAAGATGCACTTTCCATCACTTTTGATGATAGTGTTGGTCATGATTATTTTGAAAATAGTGATGAACGATTTGAGTTTTACCATACAAAAGAAGAAAAGGTTAAGTTTGACTTAAGGATGTTTAACAAGATCACTAAAGGTGGTTTATCTAAAAAATCTCTTAATATTATTCTTGCAGGTACTGGTGTGGGTAAATCTTTGTTTATGTGTCATTGTGCTGCAGCTAATATCAACAATGGTAGTAATGTACTGTATATCACAATGGAGATGGCAGAAGAAAGAATTGCCGAGAGGATTGATTCAAATTTATTAGATGTTGAGATAACAGATCTGAAAATGTTGGATAAAGATGTTTATGATACTAAAATACAAGCAAAAAGAGATAAAACAGTTGGTAATTTGATTATTAAGGAGTATCCAACAGCAGGTGCACATACTGGTCATTTTCGACATTTGATAAATGAATTGAAGTTGAAAAAGTCGTTTGCACCTGATATTATTTACGTGGATTATTTGAATATTTGTGGATCAAGTCGAATTAAACCTGCAAATGCACAGAATACGTATACCTACATCAAATCTATTGCCGAGGAGTTAAGAGGTTTGGCAGTAGAAACTAATGTACCTATTGTTAGTGCAACTCAAACAACTAGGTCAGGGTATTCTAATAGTGATGTGGATATTACAGATACTTCGGAGAGTTTTGGACTTCCGGCCACTGCAGATTTTATGGTTGCATTGATTACAAGTGAAGAACTAGAAGAATTAGATCAGATACAAGTTAAACAGTTGAAAAATAGATATAATGATCCAACGGCCCATCGTAAATTTGTTGTTGGTATTGACCGATCAAAAATGAGGTTATATGACTTAGAAGATTCAGCACAAAGTGATTTGATATTACCTGAAGATGATGTTGGTAATAGCAATACAGGAATAGATTTTAGTGGTTTTCAGATTTGACCATTTCAACCCGTGCAGAGATGTACGGGTTTTTTTATATCTAATGTAAAAATCTTATAAATAAAAGAAAATGAGTGTTGACAAACACGTAAGGAAAATGGTATAATAACCATGTCAGAATTTGAACTGGTTGTTATGATAGTATTTGTAACGTTAATCATATTGTCAGGGTAATCAAATGTTGAAATTCAAGAAATATATATCTGAACGTGATTTATGGTTGGAGAGGTGGATTATGGAATGTGAAAAATATCTTATTGAATCGCCAGGGTTTGATATAGGGGAAGAAAGAAAAGTTGGTCTTAAAAGTATGGCCGCTTTTAAAAGGTTTTTAGGATCAGTTTCGTCTAATTATGGAATAGAAGGATTTAATTTTAAATCTCCACAGGTCGATGAGAGAATTGGGGCTGGAGATACTAAGATAGAAGATTTTCAGGAATTGATGCAGGTTGCTCTTGGTATACCAGAGGATATTCCTTTAGTTGCTCCAACCGATTCTGTTACTTTTCAGGGCATAACATATACCAATGATAGTAAGAGATATTTCGGAATTCCTGTGGTTGGACTTCCTAAACCAAAATTAATATTATATGCGGGTCAGGATAGTAGATCAGGGAATACTAGAATACAAGAATTGGC